AGGTGGTCAAGTTATTATACTTAATTAAATATGTGTTGGCAAGTTGCCCGCTAAAAAGCGTGCACAACTATCTACACTTCCATTTACGTAATGCTAAAGCTTTTCTTGTAGGTTGACCATTAGGTTTTTTCATAGCACCCTTAACTCCAGACATTCTTGCACAAAAGCTTGCTCTACGTTTTGCCGCTTTTGAACCTTTTTTTACTTTTCCTGTAACAGGCGCTTTTAAGTTAGCGCCAGTTGTTCTTTTAAAATATTTTCTTCCTGCGGAATTTAATCCACCTGAAGGACTTTGATATCTTTTAGCAACCATTTTATTACTTTTTTTTCTTAGGAAAGCCAGCTTTCATATTAGCATAAGCTTTTTTTGAAATAGTTGACTTAGATTTAGGTCTCGAAATACCTTTACGTTTACGAGCGTTTATATTTGCGTATAGTCCACGTTTAGCCATTATGCTTTCATCCCTTTTTTCTTAGCAGTTGCATAAGCTACTTTTGTACCTTTTTTCTTTCCATAAGTTTTTTTCATTGCACTTTTCATTTTTTTAAACTTTTTAGTCATTGGCATATTTATTTTTCCTATAAGTTACTGTTAGCTAATTTATTTTTAACTTCATTTTGATATGCAATATCTTTAGCATATCTAGGATTAGACATAGCCTCTGTTACTTGTGCCCAAGATTCAAAACCTTGTTCAGCAGTAGGCTGTGCTTTACCTGTTACAAGTTTAGGTTCTACACCGTTAGCTCTTTCAAATTGACCTTTAAGTGCATTAACAGCTAACTTAACTGTGTCCATATCTCCACTGTTCACAGCTTTATTATAAGCTTGTTTTTCACCTTCTGTCATATTTTTAGATGCCCAGTCAACCATTTCTTGATATGCTTCATCACCACCAACAGTTTCTTTTATTTCAACTGCTTGTTGATTAGCAATTGCTTCTTGACCTGCAATGTAATTATCTACATACTGTTTGCTTATTCCAACTTTTTCTAAAGCTTCATAAGATTTAGCATCTAATTCACCTTTTTCAGAATATTCTTTTTGTAAAGAAGACATATCTAAACCGGCATCAGCAACAGCTTGTTCAGCTATTTCTAATTTACCATCTGATTTAGAAGCTTCTGTTTTTTGAGTTGCTTTACTTACAGGGTCTATTGCTTCTTTAGACTGTCCACCAAGTTTTTTTTCTAATTCTGAATATGACTTAACTAAATCTTCAACTGAATTAAATTTTTCAGGTAAGCCATCAGGTTTACTTTGTGCGGGCTGTGTCTCATTTACTTGTTCTACTGGTTTTTCTGAACCAGTTTCTTCTGCTTTTATTTCTACGCTATCTACCATTTTATTGTCCTTGTTGTTGTTTCATCATACCGCTAACCGCAGGTGCGATAGCTTTTTCAGCCATTCCCATTATCTGCTGGTTTTGCATTTGCGCTTGCATTTCTTCTTGCTCTTGCATTAGTTCTTCATTAGACTTAATAAGTCCTTCTGTATCAATTCCTAATCCAGTAGCAATACGTTTTATTAAATCCTGAGTATTCAAACTTTGAACTATCTGAGGATTTACTTGTGCTAAGTTTCCAATCTCAGCAACAAATTCTCTTAATTTTTGTAAATCATTTCCTCTACCTAAAGCTTCTACACCTGTAATAATTGTAGGTTTAACAGAATCTTTTGGTAAAGAAGGTATCTCATTTGTTTGAGACATTCTTTTCATTAATATTGTCACTAAAGGTAATTGAAATTCTTGAGACAATAAAGAATAAATACCACCCATAGCAGTTTCTAATTGCTGTGCCATATATCTAATTTCTTGAGCTGTAACTCTTTCAGCATCTCTTTGAATTGCAGTGTTTAATAAAAATGCATAAGACATTCTTTCTTCTAACTTAGCAATACTTCTTTCAACTACTTGTAAGTCATATTGTTTTTGTGCTTGTAATACAGAAACATCATCTTGAGTACCTGTAATAATATCTCCATTTCTAGTGTTAGCTAAATCTTTTTTTCTAGTTACAGAATTTGGTCTAACCATAAACACTACTTTAGATGATGCCGCCGCACTTTCTACAAGAGCTTGTGATAAACCTTCTAATGATTTTAAATCACCTAAAAATTCTTCAACATATCCTCTACCATAATCTTCATTATCAACTCTAACCATTCTTAATGCTTGGTAAGGTAAACTGTCTGTATTGTATGAACCAATAGAATTTTCTATTTTAATTCCTTTTACTTCTTGACAAGTGTAAAACTTTTTTTCATCTAATTTATAAACGTGTGTATATAAATCTATTTCTTCATCAGGTTTAAAATCTTCAAACTCAGACATTCTTTGAACAGTATCGTTATCTAAATATGTTGGATGAATAGTTTCTTTAATAATTATTTCAATAATATTTCCAGAAGCATCTCTTTTACAAACAAAATTTGTTAATGGAAATACTCTCATATTTCCTTTTTTTGGTAAATAAGTTAATACGTTACCTGCAACAATTAAATGTTTTAATGCTTCAAACACACTAACTCTTAAAGCTAGTTGTTCAATTTTATTTGAAACTTCTCTTTCAATAGTTGCTAAAGATTTTTCTACTTCAGACTTAATTTCTTTTTGTTGGTCTAAATCTTTTTTAGCTTGACCTGAAATTGATAATCTAAAAAAAGGTGAGTTAGGCGGAAGTAATAATAATAAAAGTTTAGATGCTAAATTGTTAACACCTCTAGCGCCTACTGATTGAAAGGGATTGTATAAATCTGTTGATGAATGAAAACCATCTGGTGGAAGTAAGGAAGGAATTGTAAGCTCACTACATTCTTGAGCTCTATCTAAGAAATGTTCTCTGTGTTGTTTTAAAGTTTCGTATCGCTCTTTAGCGCTTTGTTGTAGTCTGTTATTTAAGTACATATATTAAGATATATTTAAACCAGATACTGTAGGTATATTTAAACCAGATGAAGTTTGTAAAGCAGAAGTTCCTCTTTTTCTACTTGCTTTTTTAGCTACTGCTTCTTTTTCAACATCTACCGCAGTCTCAACTGCTGAAGCTTTTGTTTCTCCAATAGGAGATGGGCTTTCAACAACGGCTGGTGGTGGAGCTGGTTGTACCTGTGGTACCTTTGGTGCTGACATACACATAATTATTTCTCAGTCCTCTCTTTTAACGTATTGATAAATTTAACAACATCTCTCTGACCCGCTTGAAAATAAATTTGATTAGGCTGTTCTGTGACAGAAGCAGACTTTTCAGGGTAAACTTTGTTTAATAGTTTAATTAATTCATCTACCGTTGCAGGTAAAATTAAATCATCTTGGTCATTCATATGTTGTTTATTCTTCTAAAAAGGGCACTTTAGTCCCACAAACTTCCAGTTATTGTTCCTTTGTTATATTCTGTTGCTCTATTTTCAAAGAAATTAGCGTGTTCTACACCATTTAACACCCAGTCTAACCATCCTAAAGGATTGTCTTTTACCTTATAATTTGGTTTTAATGAAAGCTGTAACAGTCTTCTATCAGCAATGTATCTAATATATTCTTTAACTTCTTCAGGTTTTAATCCTCTAATACCACCCATAGAAAAAGCTAAATCAATAAATTTATCTTCTAAATCTACCATATCACGACAAGTTTGATAGATACTGGCTTTAAATTTTTCTGTCCAAATATTCGGGTTTTCCTTAATCAATTGATGAAATAATTTAATCATACTTTCAACGTGATGTGTTTCATCTCTAATAGACCAAGTAACAATTTGGCACATACCTTTCATTCTTCCATATCTTTGAAAGTTAAGTAACATTACAAATGATGCAAACAATTGTAAGCCTTCACCAAAAGCAGAAAAGCAAGCTATTTCTCTAGCTAAACCTTCTAATCCTGCACCTTTACTTTTAAATAAATATTCGTGTTTATTAGCCATTTCTTTATATTCTTGAAACGCTTTATATTCTTTATCAGGCAAACCAATTGTATCATTTAATAATGAATAACTGTGTGCGTGATTTGCTTCACTTGTAGCAATTGCAGACAACATCATTCTAACTTCTGGTGCTTTAAATTTAGGAATATATTTATCAAGATAAGCTTGTGCTATATCCACATCTCCTTGAGTAAAAAATTTTAAAATTTGTCCGATAAGATTTTTTTCTTCTACTGTTAATCTTTCGTTCCAATCTCTTACATCTTCGTGCAATGGAACTTCGCTTGGAAGCCAATGCATTTTTTGTTGCATATCATAAGCTTCAAAAGCCCATCCATAATCAAATGGTTTGTAGTATGTTCTCTTATCGAATAAACTCATATTTTATTTTTTAACTCCGCTAAATATTTTTCTTCTTCTTTTTGTTCTGGGTTTTTCTTTTCTACTTTTTTCTTACCCCATATATCGTGCCAATTATTTTTAAATTTTTCAGATGGAATGTGTTTACCATCTCTTATTTTATAACTGTTGAAACCCATAAATATAATTCTACTCCTTCTATTATTATTATAACAAGTAATTCTAATGCTAGGATAGTGTGATACACTGTCCATAACACAGATTGCTTTGTTGTTTTTTGTTTTCTTTTTTTACGTTTTGTTTTAGTTATACTGTCAAACATATTTACATCAGTCATTAACCCTCACAAGCTAAACAATCAGCTTCTGGTATGATTGTTCTTTCTATTTTTTTAGAAACTAATTCAGCACGTTTAATTGCTTCAGAACGACAATAATATAAAGTCTTTAAATTTTTCTTCCAAGCCAACATATGTATATCGTGAAGTTCTTTAATATTAACATCAGCAGGTACAAACACATTAACTGATTGTGCTTGACAAATATATTTTTGTCTATCAGATGCGTGTTCTATTATCCATTGTTGATTAATTTCTATTGCTGTTTTAAATATATCTTTTTCATTATCAGATAATTCTTTTAAATGTAAAACTGAACCTCTATTTGCTAAGATAGATGTCCAAGTTTTTTCATTGTTAATTCCTTTTTTATCTAATAATTTTTCTAAATATTTATTCTTAACTAAAAATGAACCAGACATAGTTTTTTGTACATAAGCGTTTGCTCTGTATGGTTCGATAGATGGAGAAGTTGTACCACAAATAATAGAACTAGAAGCGTTAGGTGCTATTGCTAATAAATGTGCGTTACGTAATCCAGTGCTTTCCATATCAGGCGCTTCACCTCTTTTAATTGCTAGTCTTTTACTTTCTTCTACTGCTTGCTCTTTAATACTTTTAAACATTTTTATATTTAATGACTTAGCTAAAGCACCTTCAAAAGCAATTCCTTTAGATTGTAAGTATGCGTGAAAACCCATAGCTCCTAAACCTAAACTTCTTTCATTGTTAGCACTAAACCTTGCTCTAAACAATTCGTCTGGCGCTTTGTCAATAAAATATTGTAATACATTATCTAAATATCTTATTAAGTCTGGTATAAATAAAGTATCGTTTTTCCATTCATCATACTTTTCTAAATTTACAGAAGACAAACAACAGACTGCTGTTCTATTCTCATCAGTTGCTAATGTTATTTCAGAACATAAATTAGAATGATGTACTTTTAATCCTAATCTTTTTTGTGTTTCAGGTAATGCTTCATTGATTGTATCTATGAATGAAACATAGGGCTCACCAGTGGCAACTCTTGTCTCTAATATTTTTAACCACAAATTTCTAGCTGATATTGTTCTCACTACTTTTTTTGTATGTGGGTCAATTAAATTCCAAGTGTCATCATAAGTTGGTTCTTTAATACAGTTATCAATTAACTGCATAAACTCATCTGATATGTTTACACCGTGATGTAAGTTTAAACATTTTCTGTGCACATCACCACCACTAGGTTTTCTCATTTCTAAAAATTCTATTATTTCTGGATGAGATATATCCATATAAGCGGCATAACTACCACGTCTTGTTTTACCTTGAGAGAAAGCAAGTATCTCACTATCAACTACGTGAAGAAAAGGAATTGAACCTGATGATTGTGAGCCACCAGAAGTTTGTGTTCCATCACTTCTAATGTGTCCCCAGTAACCACCAATGCCACCACCAACAGAAGCAAGCCAAGCGTTCTCTGTGTAGTGACCTGTTAATCCTTCTCTGCTATCACCAACATAATTTAAGAAACAAGATATTGGCATACCTCTTTTACTTCCGGCGTTAGACAAAACAGGCGTTGAATACATAAACCAAAGTTTAGATGCATAATCATAAATTCGTTGTGCCATTTCTTCATTGTCAGAAAATGCTTTAGCCGCTCTCATAAAACCATCTTGCGGTGATGTTTCTTCAGATAATAAATATCTGTCTTTTAATGTTGTCTTACCAAAATCAGTAAGTAATTCATCTCTTTCATAATTTATCATAGGAACTTCACTTCTATAAAATTTGCTCTATCTAAAGTTAAATAATTAATTGCTATAGGTTCAAATTCTTCTAACGCATCAAATACAGTTTGTTTGTTTAAAGA